TGATAGCACCAATGGCCGACCCTTCTGCAGCCAAATTGGCTGCAATTTCGCCCAAGGTGTCTAAGGTGCCAGGAGCTGAATTTATCAAATTGTTAACAGCCGCCGAAATTGAGTTGGTGGTATATGTTTGATTGTAACTATTGGCAGTATCTACATATCCTTTGGTGGCAAAACTGGTTTGTCCTGCAGGACCTCGATACGCAGTTAGTTGTTGTGAAAGATCAGGAAATGTGAACACATTACCAGAAAATGACCACTGTGTACCAGATGAACCGTTGACTACACCAGTGGCAATGCCTACACCACCCCCTACGGGATTACCATATGCAGCATCAGCTGCCCATACTACCGACGACAAATCATTACTGGCTATTTCTGCATATAGACCCGGGGTACCGACCAAATTCAAAGCCCCGTCACCAAATGGATCACCAAATCCACCATTGCCCAAATATAAATTACCGCCACTGACTTTCAAATTGCCAACAGTGACGTTGCCAGACAAGTAAGAAGTTACGTTGGCATTGCCATATAGACCACCCTGAGGATGTGCTAAAAGATATGCCGCAACATTAGCATTGCTGTAACTGCTGGTTCCAAAATTCAAATTGGCCCAGGTTTGAAATGCACTCAAATTTGCACCAATGGTGTTGATTTGTGTTTGTTGTGAAACAGTATTGCCCAACAAGGTATTGATCTGTGTTTGCTGTGTTACGGTGTTGGACAACAAGGTGTTGATGTTGCCTATGAATTCTGTATCCAATCCAGAAATGGTGCTGACCGCAGTCTGCAGGTTGGCTATGTTTCCGGCCAATTGATTGTATCCGCTCAAGGTGGCCAGCACAGCCATACCGCCAGGAGTCACACCATCCTGTACACGTACTGTTTTTAGTCCTGTATCAACCAACAATTCGCCCAAGGGGCCTACATAATTGCTGGCTGCAGCCGTGTTGCCACGCTTGATCAATATCTGTGATATGTTAATGTTGGCCATGTTAGATAGTCCCGCCGTCTAGTGAATAAGTGTCCGTAGTTGCAGGAGCCACAGTGGTAGCATAATAAGCTGGCAGGATTTCTAAATCCAGCGGAACTCCGTAGTTGTCATCTATGTAAACCGGACTGGTTATATCTGTACTGGTAACAGTTGTGCTGAATGCCAGTTTGTAAAATCTCTGTTCTAAGCTGTTGATGGTGTTGGCATCAAACACAAACGTGCCCAGACCTTTGGTGATATCAACAAATATCACCGGATAACTCTTAATGGTCACTTGATTTACAGGATCCTGTATGCTGGCCAACACACTGCTGCCGGTCAAATTGACTGATTTTTGATCCTGATTACGAACAACGACTTGTATGGGATTGTCTATGCCTTGATAGACTTTGATCGGGCGGCTGTACACTTGACGGTTCCTTGTAGTAAATATTGCAGGATCAAAAACTTGAACCTCGGCTGTATTCGGATATAAATATGCTTTAACAGTAATCATTTTTTGGTTATCTTTAACATATTTAGCGAGAATTGTGGAAGAACATTACAAGCAACTATTGAGTCAGTATCCGTTTATCAGTTACATAACTTACGGCGGCAACGACTACATCGGAATCATACAAAATTCCGATGAGATTATAACTACACTGTATGATTTTGGTCTTATCAAGGACGTAGAATTAAAAAAATTATTTCTAAGCCTTGGAGAAATCTGGTGGTGGGAAAGCAACCGACTGATCCCCATCAATGTGTTTTTGAAACAGGATTGGTTTGCTTTTAAGGTTTATCTACGTACCATGAACAGCAAGGATGTAGAGATAAAAGTGGGCCCTTATGTGAGCCTGAAAGAAATGGCTACCAAACGCAGCAAACGCAAATCAATTACACTGGTTAGAAAAGTGCCCTAGGCGCTGACCTGTTCACAGATCAAATTCATGTGAACTGCCACCAGATGTGCGTATGCCACTGCATGGCTCTTTTTAAATGTATACCCTTCTTCGGTGGCGTCCCATATGGTTTTGGCCACTGTGCTCCAGGCCTGTCCCACCAAGTGACGTTTTCCAGGACGTATAATGGCCAAAAACATGGCCATGCGCGGAATACTGTCCACTGGTTCGGGCATGTTCATTAAAGTATTGTAGTGGTTGCCAATGTGTATCAATTGACTGCAAAATTCCTGAGCCTTCAGAAGATCCCATAATGGCTCCGCTGCCATCAGTCTCTGAAGATGTTGTTCACTCTTTATGTGTGTATATAATGACACATTCAACAGGTCCAACTTCATGTAGCCCAGTTCTTCTGCGACCTTGTGATCTATACTGGCCACGCCCAAGAACGGATCTGTGGGTATGTCGGTCACATAGATTCCTGTGTTGTGACGCACCAGTTCTCCATCCCGTACAATGCCTGCGGCCGTATGCTGGATCAAGGACAAGGCTGCATCTCTGTTGCCAAAGTCTATGTCAATGTCTGAACGAAATTTCATAATCCAGCTGTTGCCAAAATGTCTTTGATCCATTCAGTGTCGGCCAAAAAGTCCTTGAATCTCTGTTGCCAAAAGTCTGGATCCAGGTACGGCATCAAGATTGCAATTTGTCCTTCGGATAATGTTTCAAGGAAAGCCACACCGCTGCCACAATTGAATACAACCCAAGCACTAATCCGCCCAGTAGTAATATGGTGACAAATACGATTGCTGTTGCCAAACCTAAAATAGTCTCTAAAACCGTTTTTAAGATCAAGATTATCATCTGCATATTGTTGCATCTCCCGTAGTGCACGCTCCAGAGCGTCTTGTACTGCTTCACGTTTGATGTAGTCCAGCATCCATTCTTCGTATAGACTATCTTTGCACCAATAGTCCAATTTTTTGTTGTTTTTCAATAACCAGTCTGTAAAACTAGTAGGATTGATAGCCCTAATAGCAACCAAATATCGTCCGTACTTAACAATAGCATTATAATAAGGACTAGTGACAAAATCTTCATAACTTTTTAGCCGTGCGCTACCTTGTGTTGTTTCATAAAATCTCAAGTAGGATCTCAATCCCAATTGCACTCCAGTTTCTCTTTCTTGCTGCCAGCGACGTTTTTGCTCACACAGGTGTGCAGTCAGTGTAGACTCCTTGCGAAAGTCTTTGTCGCAATAACGACACTTAAAGGTCTGATTTGATTCGTTTGTCATCCCAACCCATCAACCTTGCTTGTTGTTTTAGTTCTTTGGTGTCATTCAATTCGGCCAACAACTCCAATTCATCATCCCGTGCATGAGGATACAACTCACGCAAGAACTTGATGGCCTTGTTGTTGTTTTCTCGTTTCTTCGGAGCGATCCACTGATGATACTGTTTGCCCATTCCGGGACTGACCGTGGTGGCCAACAACCATTGGAGCTTTTTGTGCTTGGCAGTGTTGATGTCAAAGAAATTCTTGTTGAGTTTTTCATTGGCACTGATCAAATAGTATGCCTGTAGATCTGCACTGCCGTTGACACTGGATCCCCAACGAATCATCAGGTAAGGACTGAACTTTTTCTTTTCTTCTTCGGATAGGTCGTCGTAGAAGTGTCTGTTCTTACGGTCAAACTCCTGCATTTCATTGGCTATTGATAGTTTATCTATTGTCATCTTTGATTAAATTATAAAACATTATAACACGTTCAAGTTCATGTTGTAAACCAGGATGGGTTTGTGCTCGGCGACGAATTTGACTCCACAACTGATCTTCCAACATTTGTTCATATCGAGTACGATCTTCTTTTATCAAGGTCCTACCAAGATTCCCAACATCACGTTCGTACACAGTACGACCACCGTCGGGCGATTCGTATATCTTGGTCATGCTGCGGATGCACTTATTCCGAGTTTTTCCATGCATTCATCAGCAAAGGCCTGCTGAATGTCATGATCCAATATGTGATGACAAGCCTCAGACTCATGATCGCCGTGATCCCATAAATTCATACTCAGCATGTGGTCTGAGTAATTGCCAATTTCGTTTTCAAGACCGTGACTGGTCAACAGTTGATTGAGTCCCGGCTCATCTGAAACAGAACGATCTTGATCCCATCGGCGAGACAAGCCCCCTGTACTGAAACAAAATGGTAAGCCAGATGTTGTCAACAACATCAATGTATTCAACACAACAAAATAATTTTTAATTTTTACATATTCGTGTGACATCCACAGATGATGAGGATATGATGTTTCGGCCACTGTCACTTTCTTGGAAAAATCATCCTTGCCACTGGACAAATTTGGACTGCATATGTAAGAGTTTAAATTATACATGTGCTGGTCTAACCAAGCAGCTTTGTGTGCGTCGGTCGTTTGAGATTGCAGGTGCGCAATCAATGATTGCCTGGCTGTGAACCAATGTTTGCTGGCCCGCATGGGATATTCTAATCTAGGAGGCTCTGTAAACAACACTATAACATGTGTTGGATCAAATCGTAGTCCCTGTCTAACATGCAATTCAATCAAACTGTTGCTTACTCCACCAGTTGAAAAATTCATAAACTCTATGTCTGATGCAGTGCTGGTAATTTTTTCGCTGAAGTTTAGATTGGGAAACTTGTCGTCTACCAATCCAAAACTGTCTGTACACAATAATATTCTTGCGCTCATTTCACACGTTACCAAACTTTACTGTAATCAATCACTTCACTCTGTCGACTGATGTCTTTGATAAAATACGCACACATGGGTTCGTCACCTTCGGTCAAGGGCACTGCCAACAACTGCCCAGGTTTCAACTTGGGAAAATACCATTTGACATCTTGATAGATGTCTACAATTTCCACTGGTTCAAATTTGGGTCTAAAACTTTTCATGGGGTTAAATGTAAACACATTGAATCCACGATCGTTGATACTGGTTAGAGGTACAACTTCAAGGTCACCAAAGTCAGGTTCGCCAATCAACAGTTGCCAATCCACCGGCATACGCACTGTGTTGTCACCGATGCGCAACACCAGGGCTGGACTATTGAATGATTCTAAAAATATTAGTGGGATAAAAAAGTAGTCGGGATCTTTGGGGTCACTGTTGTCTAGCACACAAAAACGAATCTCGTCTATTTCGTTGGGTATCTCATTCATTGCATATGCAGTATTGTCTAGTGTTAATATTCTCATTTGTTCTCTATTGTTATTTCCATTCAGCTTTTTCTATTGTAAATGGGTATGAAGCTTCTGTATAAAATTTCTTACGTGCTGTCAGGTGTCTTTTCGCAAATTTGCAAGTACTTGTGACATCCCAGATTTGGACAAAGTCTTTGTCGTCTGCTTTTCGAATGCCGCGTCCAATAGATTGGATAACACGGACAAAGCTCTTTCCGGGTTCCAAAAGGACCAGATTAAAAATCCGTGGAATATTAATACCCACAGCGGCCACACCGTAAGTCGCCACAATAATCTTATCAGATGATACCGCCACTTCGTCATATTCTTCCTTTCGATCTTTTGCTTTGGTTGATCCTGATACAAATACTGCTCGTTCGCCCAGACGTTCTGCCAACAGTCGGCCAGTAGCAATACGGTCAACCAGAACCAGAGTATTGCCGGTTTCATTTACACGTGTGACCAGGTTGCTCATGTAGTCTAATCTGCCATCAGTTTCCAGCAGATATTTCAGCTCAGTCTGATAGTCCTTGTACTCCACGTGATCAATCAATTGTACTATGTTTACATGACAATTAGCAAGATGTCCGGCTTCTTGCAGTTCACTGGCACTGAGTTGTCCCACTACAGGACCAAGACTACAGAATATGCTGACACGAGCATAGTCTTCTTTGGGCACTGTACCAGTCAGGCCCCAACGAATGGGCACATGTGCAAACACTCCGGTCAACAGAGTTTTTAAAGCATCAGCTTTGGCCATGTGTACTTCATCTACCATGACACACACCACGCCCTCAATAAATTCGCCAATGGTCATATCTGCTTCGTAATTCTTTGTGTTCTTCAGCAGATTGTTGAGACTCTGCCAAGTACAAATGGTATGTGTGTGCCCAAACTCCTTACGGTCTCCAAAGTAAACACCCACATCTAATCCCAAATTAATATAGTCATCTTCTGTTTGCGTTACCAGGCTCTTGTTGGGCACAATGATGATGCTACGACCATATGCTTCCACACTACGGCTCAGAGCCGCAGTCATGATGGTCTTGCCTGCACCAGTGGCAATCTCTTGTAAGCTTTGTGGAT